CCATCTCCTCCTCCAATCATTGATTTTAATTGATTTAAAGGTGCTACTACTTCTGGATTACTCATAGAAGTTCCTGGTCCTTCGCCTATCAAACCTAAAGTAGGTCCAGTAACTAATCCACCAGTAGCAAAAGTTGGTACTAATAAACTACCTAATATATCTCCTATGCCACTACCAGCTTGTGCAAAGCTACCTAAACCAAAAGCAGAAAGTATAGCCTTCATAGCTAACATTGCAGCAAGTTGAGCCATTAGTGCTTTGAATGCCATTTTAGCACCTTCAATAAATGTCTTGAAAAATCCATCTGAGCTTTGTAAAGCTTGTGCAAAAACACCTTCTATAACATTACCAAAAGACTCAAAGCTACTATTTATATCTAAAGCTAATTGCTCCATAGGAGTTATAACATCTATTAAAGATGCTGCCTTAGCTGTAGCCAGTTCAAATCCTTTACTTACGTCTTTTAAAGCAACTGAAGTAGCTTTTATTGGCTCAATAAAATTAAAGGAAAAATTAGCATCTGGAGTTCTTTCAGTAGGTGTTGTTTTTACTGGCTTTGGCTTATGTCCTAATACCCCAGACTGTATAGCGTTCATTAAGTTCGCTTGTAATTGTGAAGGGTCTGGAGTAGCTCCTTGAATACCAAAATCTAAAGAAGTGTCTAATTCATCTTTAGCTTTCTTTACACCTAAAATAGAATCTTTTAAATCATCAAATCCTTTTTTTACTTTACCCCAGTTTGTAACAAGATAAGAAGCAGCTAGAATCAATCCACTTACTATTCTACCTTGTGGAGTTAGATTCATTAATACACTTGCTACTAATCTCATAGCTGGTAAGAACTTACCTAAAAAGAACTTTCTAAGAAAAGCAAAAGCTTTTACTAATCTACCACCAATAGATACGATAGGTCCTAAAGCAGCAGCATATCCAGCTAATTGTAAAGCACCTCTCTTTTGTTCATCTGAAAATTGACTTGTAAATTGTACTAAATCCCTTAAGCCACCTACTAAGCTTTTAGCTATAGGTAGTAATTCTACTCCAAGTTCTATAGCAACATCTTCAAGCTCTCCTTTTAATATTCTTAATTGATTAGCAAATTGCTCAGATGTTCTAGAAAAATCTCCTACTGCATTTTGACTTTGTTGTAATGCTAATTGATAAGTCAAGTTAGCTTTAGCAACTCTATCAAGTTCTTTAAATACTAAGCCTTGGTCTTTTGCAAATCTCTTTAAGTCAGCTTCAGTTATTGCTATACCTAACTGCTTTATAGATTCTCTTTCTCCAAGTAGTGCTTTAGTTAAAGCTAAACTAGCTCCCTCAGCACCTCCAGCAAAGTTTGTAAAAGACGCTAAATCTACAGCTAATTCATTTACTTGATTAGAAAGTAATAGAGCTTCTTGCTGTGTAAATCCAAATCCAGTTAATAAATCTCCAGTATCGGATAGTAATTGCATTGAAGCTCTTGAGCTTAATCCAAAGTCATCAGCTAAATTTTTTGCAGTTAAATTAGCTTGTTCTCTTATATCTCTAAATACAGTATTAAACTTAGATTGCGTTTCTTCAAAATCAGAAGCTAACTTTACAGCAGCAGCACCTAGACCAATAACTGGAAGTGTAACATTCCTAGTCATCATATCGCCAAAGTTTTGCATCTTGTTACCAAATCTCTGCATAGATTTAGTAGACTTTCTTAATGCACTCTGAAACTGCTTATCGTTTAACGATAGTTTTATACTTAAAGTTTTCTCAGCCATTTTTCTTATTTAGCAATTCGTATTTCTTCTTAACATACTCTGCTCTCTTTCTTTGTTGTTCGATGTCTATTTCTTTCTTAGTCTTTTCCCATTCAAACTTAATAAGTTTATCTGGAGTTAAGGATTGACCTTTCTTAGTATGTGGCTGTAAGTTACAACACGCCAACCAGCGTACTCTTTCCCACTCAAACCTCTGCTCTAATTCAAACCTATCATTCCTACCCTTTTGAATACAGAAGAACTCGTGAAATGTTAGCTCCCAAAACTGACTAGGTAAAAGTCCTAGACCGTAAGCTACAGCCTCTAGACTATCCCAGTTTATTTCTTTGTCTTCGCCACTTTCTTTGTGGCTTTCACGTTTCCCTCATCTTCAAATTTAGCAGAAAACTGTGTAGAGAATACCTCTAATACTTTATTTAAAGCATCAAAGTCATCATCTAAAAGGTCTGCAACACCATCAACATTTAAAGAACATTCTTTTCCACTAACTCTAGCTCCGTCTTGTAGACCAGCTAGAATTAATTGACAAGCATCATCTAAACTCATTCCCTCTCCTAGCTTGTCTAAATCTTGTAAACTTCTACCAGTTGCCTTAGTGAAGTTTCTTAGACTATTCATCCCAAATCTTACTGGGTAGTCTCTTCCATTTATTATTACTATTTCGTACATTTTGTTGGTTATTAGTTTTATTAGTTGGAGCAGAGCCGAAGCCCATACCCCAACCAACAAAAGGATTATACAGTTGTTACAGTTAATGCTCCAGTTCCCTCGATTGAACAAGAGTAAGTAGGTGCATCTTCAGTACCAGCAGAAATTTCTAGACTTGTAACAAATCCAGAGCCACTATAGAAATAGTCTCCAGCAGCAGTAGAAGATAGAGTGAATGTAAATGTTACAGCAGTTCTTGCTAACATTTGTGTAGTCAACTCATCTACTTCAGTATCAGCAGCAGTCGTTGGATTAAAGTCCATAAGACCATCAGCACTAAGGCTAAAGCTCTTCTGACCTCCAATGATGTCTCTGAAACCAGCAGAATCTTTGTTAGAGATGTCTATAGGGTCTACGTTAATACTTAAACTTACATTTTGCGAATGCATTAGCTTCGCATCAGTGCCTCCATCAGAAGGGCTTACTTTTAGGATTAAATCCGTTCCATTAAAAATCATTTGAGTTTTATTTAAAATTTATAACTAGTTATCTAAATCTTTTGAAGTTTCGACTTCCTTAGATTTCTTCTTTGTCGGCTTTGCAATAGCGTCTTCATTAGCAAAATGATTACGCTCTTTTCTACCAACCTCATAAGTCTCGCCTTTGATGTATTCTACACCTCGAAACTCAATATCTTTTTTTAATTTAATCTTATACATATCTATCTATTTATGTTAAATCTGTAATCTTGTCTTATACCGTAAAAGCCTAAACTACCAGCACTATCATCGTATAGCTCGTCTTGAGACTCATAGAATATCTTGTCTACTACTACACCACTATAAGTGCCACTAACGTAGTCTAGAGCCGTTCTAACGTGTCCAGCTAAAGCTACTAAGTCAGCGTAGTTATTGTGATACATACTTATCTGTACAGTTACATAGTCGTATTCACTTACACCGTTCTTAGTATTGTTAGGTATATCTGATACCATTTGATAAGTAATATAAGGCAACTTACTTTGTGTAGGAAAGTTATATCTAGATGGGAATATACGCTTATTGCCATCAGTAGTTACTAATGGACTTACATTGCCATCGTTTCCTAAAATATTATATACTACTTTACCTATCTCCATTACTTCATTCTTTTATCAATGAGCTTTTTTACTTGGTTTATTACGTCATTTTGTGCTTGGCTACCTTTATTCATTGCAGCTCTATCTAACATTCTTAGTCCTGGAATACCTCTAAATCCATACTCTAAAAAGTAAAAGTAGAATCCAGTCTTTTTCATATCAGCATAAGCACCTTTAACTCTTGGTCCAATATATACTGCTGGTGGTCTACCTCTTCTGTTCTTACCGTTTATTACAGCTAGAGACTTTCTTAGCTGACCACTCTTCTTAGGCACTAAGTCTTTTAACTCTTGTAGTATAGGCTTAGACGCTTTTCGCATACCTTGTCTCAAGATAGTTTTATTCTTGCTATCAGACATATTAAGGCTCTCTAAGTCCTTAATCAAAGACTTCAGCTCTCTCTCATCTATTTTAGCTGATACTATCATTAGTTGTCAAAAGGATTTATACCGTTATCTATTAATACATTTACCCAGTCTAATTCGCTTGTGTACATATCTACGTCTTCCCACTTAGTTTCTATACATTGGTAGGTTTCTAATGCACCCCAAGAAACAATCTCTCTTTTATCATTCCATACAATAAAGTAGCTCTTTACTTCTGGGTAGCATATTTCTGTCATTCTTAGTTTAGACATATCTTAGCTTGTTAGTTCTGTTAGTTCAGCATCTGTTAGAGCTGTGTTAAATACTGTTATTGCTTTGCATTTACCGTAAAATTCGTATAATGAGCCATCATTAAACGCTAATACAGATAATCCTGATGGTAAACTACTACTTGTGGATGTAACTTTTTCTTCTCCGTTAATCCTTAA